GAAGATGCTTCGGAATCCGCTCCAAACGATTTATCAAACTGCGCTCGCAACATCCGTTTGACAGCGTCGTTGCTCGCGGATTTAAAAACATCGTCATAATGCTTTTTGACAGCTGCCTGGTATTTACCTGTCTCCGCTATTGCCTCCTCGTTTTTGAGATTGAAATAGCCTTTACGAACACTTTGCGGTGATGTGTCACCTTCCTTTAACTCACCGCCATAACTCTCAACTCTCACCCGTCGCGCTGCTTCTGTATCGAGTTTCTTCGCTTCCGCCTCGTTATCCTCTATCTGGATATCCAACGCGATCTTGTTGGCAACATCACCGGCTTTACTGATTTGCTGACCAACGCCCTGCATTGCCGCGCCAACAGATGCACCAAATGCATTTGGTGTTGCAGCTGATGCAGTTTGGAAAGGACTCCCCGTACCGCCAACACTGGTAATACCGGATATTTTAATTTTGGGAAGTGCCATTAAAATATCCCTTCTTTTTTGTAGCCAGCCCACTTGCCCGCCACGCTACTCGCACCGCTGATTGCGGTCCCAAGCATTGCAGTCCGTCCCGCGGTCATTGCGTTGGATGCTTGCATGTTGAGCAATGCCGCTTCACTTCCAAAATTCTGCGCTCGCACTTGAATCTGATACGCCTCACGCTCTGCATTGGCTTGCACGTTGAGCGCATCCCACTCTCCAAATTCCGCCGTCTCTGCCGTGATGTCGCCGGCACTATCTTCATCCACGATCACGCCCATGCCCGCCTGGGCAGCACGTTGCCGACCAATCAATCGCGCGGCCTCCATGCGTTTTTTATCTGTCTCAATCTTGCCACGATCGATTGCGTCCTGCGCTTGCCACGCCGCGACCTGTTGATTGTTTCGCGCAACCGCTGCTTGATAATTTGCACTTGCCGCTTGAGCCTTGGCTTGTTGCTGTTGCCCCATCATCGTCATGCCAGCACCAGCAACAGATGTCGCTATGCTGATTGCTGCCAGTGTACTTGCTGCCGTCATGGCATGACTCCTGCCCATGTTGATTGCAAAGGCTTTAACCCCATGCGTTTGTAAATCTTCTGCACCGTTTTCGGTGAATTCGTCAGATGATGAAAAATACAAAACGATGCCGATTGCCGTTTTATGTGATCGCGCAACTCGCGTAGCAGCGCCATGCCAACGCGGGGCGAAGCCTGGTCATCCGCCCACCAGAAAAGTTCATCGGCAGCCGTGCGCGTATAATCAAAAATGTATGGCGTGATAAGGACGCCCGTGCCGCCAACACATTCGCGATTTTCGTATGCCAGAAAAATCGTAACGCCGGGTATCGTTATTAGTCGCTCGATCGCCTGGTCTAAATTTGCTCGACCGGCCTTAGTGTGAACGTCAGGCATAATGTCGGGGCGATCCGCGTGATCGGCAAAACAAGCAGCGCCGTGCTGAATGTCGGCCACATGCTTTGGATTAAGCGGATCGGCTTCAATAATTTTCATGCCGACTCCCAATAAAAACGCTGGAACAATCGACGCTCGACACCCCACGGCTCCGCGTGAGACATGCGGAAGCCCATCCATCGCAACCACTTCAGCGCGACAATATTTCGGATGTCCGCGTAATTTTCGAGATACTCAAACGCATTTTTGATCTGGGCAATTACATCACGGCTCCCCAACAAGAACGGCACAGCGTACCGCTCAATCAGATCGGTCGTCAGCAACCACGGCATGCCGCGATCAGACATGACGTGCCGGCGGATCACGCCATATGTGCAAGCAACCTGGTTATCGACCATGCCGGTAAAGCATGCCTCGCTCGATCGATAGCTCGTCACCGAGCCCCTCAATGGATCGACCCCGTGACTTGCCTTGATCTCATCGACATCCGCCTGGCGCATGCTACCGGCAAGCTCAACCGCATGCGCTTCGGTCGATGGTATGATTCTAAAATCAGGCATCACCCGCCCACCGTTACATCTGGAACCACGGCTAACAGCGTGAGCGGCAGCGGATCGGTTTGCCGTATGAAAATCCTGGCGCCAGTATTCCAGTCCGGCGTGATCACAACCTCGCGATCGCCAGTGATCAGCTGCGTCGGCTGGCCGAGCAATTCAAACTCGCGCTGTTTCATTTCGACCAGGTTTGCGCTGTCCGGACCAACGAAACCGCCGCGCGTATCTTCAAAGCGTAGTATGACTTTCGAAACCTTCTTTAAGCGCCCCTGCAAGGTGCCTGACTTGGTCGTGTAGTTGAGGTCGAGCGTCTCTAGGTCTGTCGTATAACCTAGCCCCATATGCACCCTGGACGCCGCTCTAGAGAGCGTGACGGCACCGCTTGAAACCGTCAGGCCGGCAACAACATTGCCGTCCGCAAGGCACGCAAGCGTTTCGCCTTCCAGGTGATCGAGGCCCGAAATCGAGGTCACTGCCTTGCGTGCTTTTCCGCCGGAAGTGTACGCCGTAAACGCCGAGCCATCGATGCCGGAAAGTTCGAACGTGTTCGTCGTTTTGTTGGCAACGGTAAAGCGCAGATCATTAATCTGGCTCATGCCTGTCGCCGCGCCGGCAGAATTAACGCCGGTCGTCACATCAGAAATATCAACCTCGTCGCCATTCTCGAACCCATGCGAGGCCGCCGTGATGACAACAGGATTGGCGGTAGTCGCCGCCGTGATCGTCACCGGATTATCCAAGCTCAAACCGCTATCGACAAAGAAGCAATCACGCACATCATTAAAATGTCGGGTATGCACTCGCTCGATGTATTGGACGGTATTGCCGTTAACCTTACGCTCGACCACGCAGTAAACAGCATCCTCGATATCAGTCGTTTCCGGCACACTACAGACAGATTTAAAATCACCAAGCGTATCGTGCCGGGTCCAGGCGACGACTTCCTGTTCCTTGTTATATGTAAGCGTGAGCAGCACACCGTCCGATCGAACAACCCAAATCATTGAGTGCGGTATTTGTTGATAGCCCCACTCCGCGATCGTCTTTTCTTCGAACAAATGCGATGACAGGATCGTGAGGTCACCGCCAACGTAGCTATCGGACTCAAGCGCATAGCCCAGGTTCCTAACCATCGAGCCGCGATCCTGTATGAACAATACCGCACCGCCACAGATAAGCGGTGGAACATGGTTCGCGCCGATATAGGTCTGAGGGTTTTGCCTAATTGTGCTTGAAGAAAACGCGACATCACTGCCGGCATTGACCTTCCATTCCGATCCGCTCGTCAACACCAGCAAATCATTCAGCGGTACGAAGTGCCGTATCTCGTTCAGCTGTAGCGCCGACAGCGCGGCCGTGATTGCATCATCATCACGCGACGGCGAGCTTACATTAAAGTTCGATTGATTGCCCGTTTGCGTATAGAAAATTGTGTCGGGTTTGTTGTTCGTATTTCCAAACACCCGGCGCTGTTGGTAATAGCTAACAGCACTCGGCTTATTGTTTGGTCCGAAAAATGGATTCTTTTGTTGCGGCGGTGTGTCCGTTAAGTCTGACTCGATATTATCGTCCGTAAACGACACACCAGTCGTTGAGCCGATAAACCCGAATATCCCGTTGTCTTCTTTAAAGATGTCGTATTTCTCGGCACCATCGACCGCGGTCCAGCTGATGGTGATGGTATTGCTCGATGACATGGCAGCCGTATTGGCAGACGTAAAATCTCGCGCAAACGTGCCACCGCTTGCATAAGCAGTGTGCGCCGTACCGTTCTCACCGCGTAGCTCAAACGTGTTTGTGGTTTTGTTAGCGACCACAAAACGCCGGCCGTTCAATTCTGTCATGCCGACAACGCCGGCCATGTGTATCGTGTCACCGTTATTGAGCGCATGGCTGTTGCTAGTCACCACAACCGGATCGGCCTGGGTCGCCGCTGTTATTGCCGTGGTTGATACGATCCCCGGCAAGGATTGTTCTAGCGTGTCTTCCGCTACCGCGACCACTTTGTAAGCGAAATTGAGCGAACCGCCTGTCGCGGGACTTGCAGACAAGCCCGTGGGGAAAGTGATCGCCGGCTCAAACGTCGGCGTGGACAATGTCCATGTCGTATGCCCGGTGCGCGACAACTCCCGCGGATCGTAGCTAGGATGCACCAAGGTGAGAACGTCGCCAGACTGTGCAAATTTCAACTCCGCTAAATCGCCATGCGCGTATGGCGTTACGATCGTATGGACCCGCTCCGCTTTGCCGGCGCTCGAATAAGCAGTAAATCCAGAACCGTTTACGTTGACCCCTGTGACCTGGCTTTGAAGTTCGAATGTGTTTGTGGTCTTATTGGATACGAGAAAACGATTCTGGTTCAATTGGGTCATGCCAACGACTTCAGTAATCCTGACCTCGTCGCCATTTTCATACCCGTGACTGGTTGCAGTGATCACCACAGGGTTTGCCTGTGTCGCACCGCTAATTGTTTTCGCCGTTTCCAAAACGTGGCCGCCGTTTCGTATCGGCCGCATAGCCAGGTTCGAAAATTCCAACGCATATGTATCAGTCGAGGATGCCTCGAACGGTATCAATCTCACTGCCGTGCTATGTGATTTCGCAACGCCGACAAACTCCGTACCTGGGCGATTGGCAATGCCACCGGATGAGTACACCAGGGCATTCTTCGCCGTTCGCAGCGCGATCGAATACTTAGAGACATCGACCCGGCCATACAGTGCCGGCGCGATCTCACCAGAAGCAAACGATGGTTGGATTAACTTTACCACCGTGCGCGAATCCATTCGCTATCGCGGGGGATTTGATCGATGCCTTCCTGGGCAGCTGACCCGCCGGCCGATCGCAATACCTGTTGATAGATTTGGAAAACTTGCTTGGATAGTTCCGGATCGCCAGTTATCTGGAACGCTATATTCGATGCTACACGATAAGACAGCGCGTCGATGAACTTAGAGCTAAACAATGCCGGATCGGTTTGATCAAACGTGTAAATCAGTGATGCGTTTTCGAGATCGGTTAAGATGCATTTGCTCGATCCATCGATAACTGTCTCGACCGTAAACGGGATCGCATCAGCTTCTTTGCCGACCGGGTTAACGATCCACCGCGCCTTAACCGCATCGCTAGGATACGCATACTTATAAGACCATTCGTCCGGCGCTGCTTCTGTGAGCAACGCCAGGGTCTGGCGCTTCCTGGCGAACGGCCAGTTAAAATCTTCCAGAACTTGGTTTCGCGACCAGTCGAACCACAACTTGCAGACTTGTGCTTCGCGGCTCGCTTCATCAAGGCTTTCGATCGAGCCTTTCGCGCCAATATGGGAAAGGCCCATATTGCAAATTTGAACGCTCGAAATCGATGGCATTAATCACCTATAAATTTTTCACTTTCTGCTTTTCGAGGCCGACCGCGTTTAGCCGGCTCAACGACAACAGCATCACGCGGCAAAACCGTACCGTCCGGTATGTCCACAGGATCACTCGACGCAGAGACTCGCTCTGCGCCGAGGATGAAGTCACGTTTCAGAATGACTTTCATGCGACCCTAGTTGGTAGCATCCGGATACGCTTGCCAGCCGTGCGGATCGAGCGTCAGAAACGCCGAGTAAGTTCCGCCAGTGGTCGTTGCGGTTCCGACAATCAGCTGCAATCCGAGATATCGCTCGTACTGATTGCCTTCCAGCGGCAACGGGATCACCTTGGTGTGACCGGCCGACCAGACAGTGAACGCCTCCGCACCGGTGTCGATGTGACCGGTCGAGGTCGTCGCGTGGATTGCCGCCGAATCATCCGACCGGAGCCGGAATTGAACGGTTGCCGATCCGGATGACGCAAAAGCCGCATCCGCCTGGATCACCAAATACATTGGCTGGCCGTTGCCCATATCGCGGGCAACCTCCAGATCAATCTGGTTGGTGGCGAGGTAGGTGCCGGCGCTTTGACTACCGTCAGCGGCGTCGGCAAACTCAAGTCGAGAGTCCATTAACATATCAATTCTCCTTGTTGCAATCGTACACAATTGCGTTTTTGTCATCAACCAGATTAAGAGATTGTGGCTTCATCTGGTGCCAAAGCGTCCGTTCTGCGAACCGGAATGCCGTCATAGGTGACAACCGACTTACCGCCTACTTGCTCCATCGTCAGCGTTGACGATGAAACCTTGCTGGCAATCTGCCGGCGCAAGAACGACTTAATCGTGCGCGAGCAGTAAAACGCCGGCCGGCCCATACCAAGAGATGGAATCATCTCACAGGCTTGCGCCATCAGGTCGGTAAGATCAGCACCACTCGCAGCGTCTTTGGTCAACGCAGACTTGTCGATGTTGCAAATCCGGACAACGTACCGCCAATCGCGGACAGTCAGTCCACAATCCCAGCGATAATGCGTCCGATATGCTTCCATTCGACCGCCTGACCCATCAACGTCTTCGATGGTGACTTGGCCTTTGTCGGTCATGGTCAGACCGGCAACACTGCCTTTCGGATAGATGCCATGGCATGTGTTCGGACCCCAGACAACCAACCAGATCGAGGTGTTGTCGCTTCCGGACCCGCCGCCGAGAATAACATTCTCGCCGTTGCTGGCACTGGTCGAATTGAACCGCGGAGCGAAACCGGTAAACGCTTCCGGCTCAGTTCCCTCGTTACCATAAAACAAAGTATCAACATACTTTTGGTTCATGCCTTCAAGGTGCGCCCGATCTTCCGACAATCTGAACGGAGCATTGTTTCCGTTAAGATCAGCAAGGGCTTTATCGACTTCAGCATAGGCTTCGAGCATGCCCGTATTGTCGGTCACCTGTACGGTGGTTGACTTCGTCGGTTGGACGCCGCCATACAATTTCCGGAAGGTCGGGGTCGGCAAACCAGTTCTGATGGTGGTCCGGTGACCGGTCGGCAAGTTGCCTTCGATCATCGTCGCATCTTCCAGAATTTCGTTTGTCTCGTTGAGAATTTCAACAATCGTGTCGATCTTCCCATCGGGGTCCATACGCTTCGCAACATCTGCAAGCGTCGGATTGGTTACGCTAAGTGCGGCCATTTTAACTTACTCCTAATTGACAATGACAACACGCATTGCGTTTTTGTCATCGCCCGTTGCAAAAAAAGGGCATGATCATTCCTGCCCCATGGTTGGGTAGAGGATTTCCGCCGCGGTCTTCGGACCTGTAGCCGCCCGACCAGGGATCATCGCATCCTCCGATATCGCCTTGCCGACCTTTGACATTAACCGGATGAATTCCGGGTGATTTCCCGCGCCGGTCAATGCCATCGCCTCGTCAAGTTCGGGTGTTCCAAATTGTTTTAAAGCCCGCTTGGCATCTCCAAGATTGCTTTCAAACTTCGCTCCACCGATTTCTGGATCGGCTTTTGCCTGGTTCACCCAGTCGTTCTGCGTATCAGCCCAAACCTTTTGCTGACTTTCTGTCGCGTCACTTACTGCTTGTGCATAGAGGTCGATAAATTTCTGTGCGTTTTCTTGATTCAAGCCGGCTTCTTTAGCGATCGGCTTAAATTTATCCAGCGCACCATCATCCATCTCCACGCCTTCCGGCAGTGTGAATGCTTCGTAGTCGTCAGGAGCTTGCTTTTCGTCGCTTTCAGCGTCCGACTTAGCGTCTTGCTCTGGTTCCGCGTCTTCAGCAGATTCATCCGCAGATGACTTACCGTCATACAAACCTTCGGCTTGCGCCGTCGCCTCGTCTTCCGGTGATACATCCACGGCATCAGTCTGATCGTTATCAGCTACATCGACGGGTTCGGTGATATCTTCCGCCGCTGTCAAAACTGTTTCCTGATCATCCATTCTTTAAAAACTCCTCTGTGTTTTTCATCATCATTTTCGCGTAGGCAGCTGGGTCCGCTGCCACGATTTCACTTAATACCCATAAACCGACCTCTCGCTTTCCCTCGTTGAAGAAGGTTTGCGAGTTGCCTGTGAAAGATGTTTCGTAGACTTTGCACCGAGCGAGCAACCGCCAGAGAAACTCCTGACCGCCGTCGCTTTCAACGATGTCCCGCATTGAGGACAGTTGATTGTCTCGATCGATTTTGGCCCTGGTCTTTTTGGATTTAACCTGTTGCTCATCGCTTGCGTCATACTGTTTTTCCTCACTACTCAAGTCCCATTGCTCCCTGGAGCGCATTGCGTTCGGCGCCTTCCGCTTCATTTGTGATCGGCGTCTGACTCATGTTCCGACCGGCTTCGCTCGCGGTCTTCGCCATTTCCGCCATCTGTTGCATTTGTTGCATTTGTTGGCGTTGCGCTCTGATTTCGGCAACCACCTCATCATCGCGGACAATCCGCGGATCGACGCCAACCATGCTCGTGTATTCATCGATCGCCTGATCGAGATCGATCTTATCGACCACGCTTGGATCCGCTTGTGCCAGCTGACTGACAAACATCGACGTCCGCTCAATCGCTCCGGTGCCGATCGCTCGTTGCGCCATTGCCATGATTGAGATGTATTCGACCTTGAGCGGCATATTCTGCAAAGCGTCAGGTATTGGCGGCAGAATGTCCGCTCTTGCCATGATGGCAAACGTGCGAGAGATAAGTGGGTCGAGGAGACTATTATTAACGCGCTCCAGCACTGGCCCGAGTCCTAATAGTTTTTCTTCCTGCTTCGCATCGATTTCGCGAGCGGTGACCTGTCTTCGATCGCTGTTTGCAATCATCAAAAACAGGTCAGCATAGAACGCTCTATTAATGCGATGCTCGACTTGCTGGATATCCGCCATCAATTCCTGAATGCGCGGATTTACTTGATAGATTGGTTGCAGTCCCTCACGCGCTTGGTCGTTGTCGTAAAGCGTCAGGCCGCCCGGTAGTGAGTTCACCGGTATATTGCGGAGCGACGATGGACCCTTGAGCGGCGGGCTTGCCAGCTTATCGATTGCTTGCGCCTTACGCTTTTCTTCAATTTGCAAAGCGCGGATATCACCGAGTGCCGTCATGCCTGGGCAATCAGTTCCGTATATGTCGCCGCCAGTCAGTTCCCACCGCGGCACCATAACCGGAAATTCATCGAACCCTTGTTCGCTCAATAGCTCGCCGGTCGCGGATGCATGGGTTTTGCCCATCTCGTAATAGACCGATCGATACGGTTTGTTTTTGCTGTCGGTCAGCATCAAGTCGCGATCGTCGTTTGCCTCAATGCAATGGACGACCGGCCGCCACGCATCGACGTTGCCCTCCTTCCACAGCTGCATTGTGTCACTGCTTACAGCGTCGAGCCCCCAACGCTGCACAATTTGGCCCACACTCATATCAATGACGCGATAAAACGTATCAACGTCATATCGATCATTAATACCGATCGAATATTCACCGACCGGATGGTGATAGCAGCGGATTACATCATCGAAGTCTTCGACCACGCTCATGGCGCTTGTGCCGAAAAGCCCCAACTCTCGATATAAAATCGGCAGCACCTCATAGAGATTTGAGGACGCGAATATCTCACGCATCAACGCCTCAACGTCGCTCAACCAAATGCGTACTTCTGACGCTTCCATCTTTGATCGATCATGCGTTGACAGTCGAAACCATGGCCGTGCCGGTGACGTTATGCCCGCCATCATGCCGCTCGACAGCGTTTTGAGCGCCATCGATCCGACCGAATTCACGATCTTTTTGTTTTGTTTCTCGCCTCTATTGCGATCGGTCCGCTCAAACCGACCGCGCCGCGGTGCAATGTATTCGGCACATTCCTTCCAGTGCGAAATGAATGACGAGCGTTCCAACTCAAGCGCACCGCGTCTGCGCTCAAAATGTTCCTTCGCGGTGTGCAGCGGGTGCGCCATCTATTGACCCAACAATGTTTTGCCGGTCGTGTTTGCTTCACCCAATTGCTCGCCGGTCGTCAGCAACGTGGATGATCGACCTTGTGCCAGCGCGGCCTTGTTGCGTTCTTGTTGCCGCGCTCGAATGACAGCGTCATCCGTTCGCTTTGGCGCTGGGCTTGGCGGTTGGATCGGTGGTGGTGGCGCGGGCGCCGGGGCTCCTCCTCCCATACACATCAGGCTCTCTCCTCAAATGGGTTATAATCGTGATTAATTCGGCCCTGCGCCGTCATACCTTGAGGCATTTGGCGCGGTGCAACAGGTTGCGCGTATGTCAGCGCCAGGGCATCGCCCATATCAGGTGACGCGGCACCACGCTTCTTCATGTCGGATTTCTTTTCGAGCAGGATGGCGTTTTGCAGCGTGAACCCATATTCGAGTCCGGTCAGGTCTTCCTTTAGCTCGCGGTCATCAACGATCGATAGACCGTTTGCCAACGCCTCGCGCATGTTGCCCCACATCTCGGCTCGCTTGTTGGCATAGCTTCGATCGGTTGGACTTGATGCCGACTGTACTTCACGCGGATCGTAGCCAAGAGCCCGCAGCTGATCGACCACACCGCCGCCAATGCCGCCGCCATCGACAAACAGCGCATTGCATTCGCGACCTCGAATCTCGAACTCTTTGATGACCTCGATCACACGGCCGGCAACCTGGACAGTATCGAGGCCACGATATTTGCGAACCTCCCAGGACTGGGCGTCTCGGCCGATCCGCGGATAGATCACAGTCTGATCATCACCAAATCGCGCAACATCAACGCCAATGATCAACGGCGCATTGCGATCGTCGTTTGGTGTTCGCTGGATTGCGTTTTCAACTAATTCACTGGAGATGAATTGCAGATCGCCGGCACTGGGAAAATCGCCTCTGACCCGAATCTTGACAAAATCTGATTGCTCTCCGTAGTCCTCAACCCACTTATTCAGCCGGTCCTTATTGGTGATCGCGACCGTTCGACTGTCGATCGATCGCACGTTCCAACGATGGCGAAACTTGCCTTTGCAGTTCTCAAAGAACCGGCCGGTATTGCGTGTTGGGTTGCCAAACTGGAACCACATTGGTTCGCCGTCCGTCGTTCCACCTTCGGACACTTCATAGATTTTATCGGGGATCGCGCTCGCTTCATCAAAGATGTAGAACGGCGTCGATCCAGCACTGTGCAAGCCGGCGAACGCTTCGCTGTTCTCTTCGCGACAAGTCTGTGCATCAACCCGCCAGGTTTCCGGCGTTGCGCGGAACACCAACGACATCGAGCCGCGGCCGCTTGAATAGTGGAACCAATGACGGGTAATGCAAACCCGCAACCATTTGCCGAGTTCTGCCCATGTCTTGGTCCGCAGCTGTTCAGCAGTATTCGCAGTAACCACGCCTTTTGCATGCGGACGAGTGGACATAATCCACAATATCAACCATGCCGTGATAGCCGATTTTCCGATTCCATGCCCTGACGATGTCGCGAAAAGAATGGGATCGACCGCGTTAAATCCGTCGAACCCGCGCTCGCGAACTTGCTCACCGACATCTTTTAGGAAATCAACTTGCCACTGATCTGGGGTTCGCCCAGCCAGTTCGCCTTCACCCCAGGGGAAAGCGTATAAAACGAAACCGAGCGGATCATCGTAAAAACTTGCGATATCCGCCGCAAGCAGGTCATCTGCTTCGGGTGCCGTCCTGTTCAATCGTAATGCCACTGCGCTCGCGTCCTGCTTGAATAGCATCCACTAACGCGCCGGCTACATTTACCTCTGCTTTGACCTCTGTTGGAATGATCTTAGCCAACAAAGCACAAAACACCCTTGGGTCATCTTTCGCGACTTGAACTAGATAATCTACTCCACCCGCTTTCTCGAAAGCAGTTGCGATAGCTTCCTTAACATCGAGCGTGAGTTTTCTTTGAGTACGCTTAACGCCCGCAACATTTTGTCGCGAGCCACCATTACTCCGCTTTTTATCCTTTTGAACATCTGCCATCAGGTCATTCACATTTTACAGGGACAATCTAGCAATCATTGACATTTACCGCAACACGCAAAACGCCCCCGATCGGTGGCATCGGGGGCGCTCCGCAAATCGCGCAAGGCGGGAAAGGGCAAAAAAACCTGCGCGACTTAAATATCCTCAATGCTTGTGATAATGTCAACAACCTGATCAACCGCGTTTGCCGGCGTTTCCGCCTTTACGACATGGGCAATATGATCGCGATCACGCAACGCCTTAATGCGTTGCTTCTGGCTCTTGGACAGCTGACCGCGGGCTGTTTTCATTTCAATGAACACGATCCGCCCACCATCAAGATAAATTCGTAGATCAGGCTCGCCGGCTGCCATTCCTAGCGCCTTGCGCCTTGCGCCATCCCTGGCCGATCGGCGGCCAGCGTTCTGATCGGCCGCAAACATATAACCCTCACGCCGCAAGTGCTGCGCGACGGCCAGCTGCAAATCGTCTTCCTTCCAGCGGATCGTCGCGTCAGACCAGGTCGACTTGTTAAGAAGGTTAGTATTCATCCCTCACCAGGCGCAGCTTGTAGCCCAGATAATCTGCCATCTTGTAGATCGTATCTAATTGCGGTCGGCGTTCAGCCCGGCGCCATCGGCTTATGATGTAATTGCCGATCCCGGCGTCAACGCCCAGCAGTGAGTCTGGAATATCTTTCTCATTAACCAGTTCAAGCAATTGTCGCTCGACCGTTCCCCAGGCAAATGGCGCTAGATCGCTTTGCCGGCAAACCACACTGTCTTCCACCAGCGGAACGTCTGACGTAGTGGCTTCAGAAATCTCCTCGATCTTAACCGCATTTGGGTAGTCCTCCATTGCGTCATCCATCGTCTCGTAATTTTCCTCGTATGTTCTGTGACCCTCGTCACACTCCCAACATGAGGCATCGCCCCAGAGCTTTGTGGTTCCTTCGCATTCCTGGCAGACGACCGTTACGTTGAACATCAATTAAATCCTATGATTGCGACTTTGTCACGACAAGCGTTAAAACCGGACATTTCCCTTATAATATATTCTATATGGGGAATGTCCGGTTTAAGCTGTCCATCATTCGTCCTCCCAGTTCCAGTTTTCGTGTACCAGGCGCGCGATCCTTGCGAACCCGGTAAGGTAGTCACCATCGAGCCGCCTGGGCTCGGTGAATTGACAACTGGACATCATACCTAAGTAGGCGTTGCCGTGTTCGAGCGCCTCGTCGCAAACCGCCTTTGCGTCGTCCTCCGGTATGTCATGCACATAAACGACACGCTCGATGGTATTGTCGGACGCAAAAAACGCGATAGCGTCACCCGCGCCATGGTACATGGTGTTAAGTTCGCGCGGACCTAGCTCGATATATTCCACGCCGATAAGATTCGTCTGTATCCGGTTCATATTTTACCCCTTATTTTCTCTACACTATACGATCGCAAGACACGAAACCCAGGATAGAGTGCATGCACTTCCTCACTGGTGTAGTGCCGGCCGATCACCCTGGCGCCGCGGCGACCTCGATACTCCATGCGATAGAGGATCGGACCTTCCAACAACTTAGGCCCGACCTCTAGTACGCAATGAAGGTTTCTAATTTTCACTAGGCTTCCTGCGCGGCTTGAATAGCCGAATTCACAGCATCCATGCCCGTGACGACATACTGATACACATCGGCGTGTTTCTTGACCGATTTCGACTCATAGTCCTGACCGGTATATTCCTCGTAGAACACTTTGACGAATCCAAGGTCATGGTAGACCTCAGACACAAGAAATTTTTCTACGTCAATCTCTGACAATACCTGATGGATGTGTTCGAAATTACGAAACCCCCGTTGAAGTCGCGGCGGCAAATTCTCACCAACGAGACAATAGGGCCAATTTGGGCGATTGGTCCCTTCTGGCCGATAGACTTGCCATTCCGGATAATCGGGATGCTCGTAACGAACAAACTTACGGCTATCCCACACCCCGCGCTCGATGCCTTTCCAACCATATGTGTTAGCCATTACTGCGCCCCCTTATCCGCCACCCGCTCGATGCGGCGCGGTCGATATCTTCCCTCATCCGCTACCCGCTTAATCGACGCAACCTCGAAACCAAGGCAAGCCGCTTCAACCGCCTTGCGCGATCGATGGCCGCACTGCCATTTGACCCACCGGTCACCTTTTGCGTCGATCGCGTCAGCGCACCATACGCGGGGGCTTAGAAATTCATCCCGGTAGATTTCATATTTTTGTACTAAGTTCATTCTCTATCATCCCTTTCCACTTGGTTGATCTCATTAAGCTGCAAAAAGTTGCAGCTGGCCTTTCTTCAGTCGCGCTTCCCACTCGACCGCCGACAACTGCTTGCCGCCGATGGTCTTAGCGAATAACCGCTTACCTTCGGCGTAGCTGTCACGACTCCACATGCCTTCCGGCGCTTTGCCGTCACTGCGTGTCGGCTTGCCGGCATCGATCCACTTCTGATGCTTGACGATCGACGTTTGACGGAAGTTCTCCTCGATCGCCTTCACGGCGTCCCACTTCTCTGGGTTCTCGTTAATCAATTCCGCGATCTCGCCCTCTTGCATGTAGGGGCAGAAGAAGCAGCTGGACTTGCGAACTGCACCATCCCAGAGGTGCCGCAAAACCATCTCGCACTTGGCGCGATCCAGATCGAGCGCGATCAGCGGATAGATCGGTGTGTAGGTGTTTTTGGTGTTTTTCTTCTTCTTCATTTTGAAGCGAGTGCGGCGGCCCTCATTGGCCTCGATGCCGATCACGAATTGAATCTCGCCAGTGAACGTGTCCTCGGCCCAGCGGGTCATCACCTCACCCTTGAACTTAACAGAACAGAGGTGCGATTGGCCTGGCATGGTCGGAAGGCAACCCAGGCGATTAAGGAACTCAGGCAAATCTTCTTTGATCGAACGGCCGCTGGAAGTCTTTTTGCTAACGATCGTGAACGGCAACCCAGCTGCCATGCACTTCTTCCGCGCCAGGGCGATATTGTCGTATGTCTCATCGAACTCGGCGCCAGTGTCAGAGAACACCACCTGGTCAAGTTTCGGATACAGCCGATCCAGGTCGGCGCGATCCATGCCCAACAAGTCAGCGGCTTCGTCACGATGCAGATCGATCGCGAGTAATGCCGTGCTGTCTACGCCGCCACCAAGTGATAAAATCGTTGTCGTCATTTATTTGCCTTCTCCGTTGTTAATTTCATTTTAGAACTATAATTGTGATTATGTCAATCACTAAATCGCACGGAAACGCATTATTGTTTTTTTAGCAGTTATTAGCAGTTAATAACAATCCAAAATACAATTAAATCAGACCTTTTCTTATTGTTTATCAATGCCTTATCTAATTACTTGTATAAATGTAGGGGGGTGGCTTAAAAAGGAAGAACCACGCAAAGGGGGGGAATGGAAAAATATGGCACTATGTATGTTATTAATACAATAAACTATATATATTATATATATATTATTGTTTTATATAGATTTTTTCCATCGAATTAATTGTATTTTTGCCCTGCGAAAAACTACAATTAAATACAAGTAATTCCCCCTACCCTGTGGATAGATTGTCATCTGACAAGCAAGTGTGGACAGTTTGTCATTTCACAATCCGATAGTAGACGACAGGCCGGCCACCTTGTACCCCGTGTCTGTCCACTTTCATCTCGACAGCCTCTTGCACCGTGACCAAATCGTTTAAGATTTCATTCCGCTGCCGTGCCGGCAGCTGCCTGACTGCATTGGCAACCTGGCTTTTGGTGACCCAATCCCCTGCCCTGCGAATATATCCCAGGATGGTTTTCACATCCTTCTCGGCCTTGCTATCAGAAATGTGGTTATCAGCCAGCTGCACCACATATTCGCATGCATAAGTCACGATGGATTCGGCCATATCGAGGTCATCATGCTCGATCTCTGGAGCGATCGGATTCTTCGCGATCGCCGTGATCATGGCGATCTTAATCACCTGTTCCCTATACCGCGTCCAGATACCCGTCTGGCCCCTCTTAGACGCCTCCCTGGCGCGATCGTCGGCTTGGTCGCCAATATCATGCAACCGTTCTATGACCCCTCCCCAGCGCACTGTGTGGGCCTTTGGAGCGGCCAACGATCCACCGGCCAGTTCGACCAGGTTTCCTTGCTCACCAGGTGGATCAAAGAACTCTCCCCAATGGCGTACCAGGTTCACGGGTGGCTCCGGTGTTTCCACATTTCTGGATAGCTTGGGCATGTCGTCATCTGCCGGCACCACCAGAAATCGGTTTAGCTCGCCCGATCCGATCGCGCTCGATGTAAGCGCATCCGAATATACCGACAGCGTCGAGGTTCCGAATATGGATAGCGCCGGCTTGTCTATTATTATGGGGTTCACATCCGGGCTGGCATAATGCCCACCATGGAACACAGAACTGGACGAAGTGTATATCTCGGTCAGCGCCTTTGCCACCTGGCGCAGATGGGCCGGCGCCTTCTCATCCGTTATGGACTTCAGCAGCATGCCAAACTCATCCAGGTGCAATATCTGCGAAGGCTGGCCCGCCAGCCCGCGAAGTAGCCCAGGCCCACTAACAATGGAGTCACCGGCCAGGAAGTCCGACAGACCGGCTTGCACCATCAGTTTCTTGATTTGCTTGCGGCTATGATCCTTGCCGGCACCAGTCCCTGCGATCGCGGCCACAAACACATTGCACCGCGTATCCCATTCAGTCGTATAGCGCCGGCCGAATATAGCCCCCAAGGCCGCAAGGGTGTTCATTAGAGCGATCTCCGGTTGCGGGCGGATTGAACTGCGTACAATCCAGCGGACCGTGTCACCGATCGTGCCAGGCAGCGCCAATGGATCGATGGGAAAACTGCCGGCCCGCTTGGCTGGCCCATTAGGTGGGCCAATCATGGGCCGGCGGGCCACTTGTAAATCTGGGAACGGTATATCGAACTCAATTTCTGAAATTTGATTCGATGGCTGTTGATAAGGGCGTTGTATACGGACGGTGTTTTCGTCAATTTTCTTCGGTTTAACCGTCCGGTCTCGTTTCGCCATTACGTTTGCGATAAAAGCGTCAGCTGCGCTCGTATCCTGTTCGACCTCTAATAGGTCCGGTGACCATCCATTCATTTCCGCGTGATACCACAATGATCCAAGGGTTATGCCAGCTGCCTTATCGAACCCACGCCAACGGCGCTCGCAATCGCCGGCCTGGTATTTCTGTCCACCGCGGGACCAACCGTCCCACACCTCCAGAGGATAGCCCTCACAATGGAGCGACATGCCGATCTCAATCCATGATTGGTAATCGATATCCGGATGAATGAAGGACAGCATGTCCTTGACCTGGTCGCCGGTCATCTCACGTTCCGGCATCGGCCGTGGCTCGATCGGCTTCGGCTCTTGCCGGCGAACGAGGTCAAGCAACCATTCGGGTGCCGTCACCGGCTCGCCCTGCCCCATTCTATAAGCCGTGCCACTTATATGCAGGGACGGCGCGGCAACGATATAGCCGCCATCGCCTCGAACATCGAGCCCGTCGCCCAAGCGTTTGACGCTGTTCTTAATTTTCTCGCCGGCCAGGTCGAATATAAGATGACGCCCGCGGCCGGTTCGATGTTCGAGCGTTGCCGGCAAATCACCGTGCCGCCCCTGGAGATCGAGCAAGCTGGCTTCGCCGGTCGGCCCATCGATATCGAGAACCCAAATCTTAGACGGCGCACCGGTTGCGATTCCCAAATTATTGCCGTCTTTAAATGTGAGGTTGATTCCGCCTTTATCGCGGGTTGCTGACTTTACGCCGTTGTGACCGGTCGGGTGCTTGCCTGGGCTTTTGCAGTCTGGATTGCCGCATTGGCATATCCCGCCCTCAACTCCGTAGAGGGGAAGCACTGACCAACCACGCTGCGCGTAAGCGAGCGCATGATTTTTGATCATTATGGTTCTTTCGGAAAAATGTAATAGTCGCTTTGAAAGCTGGCGATCGCTTGCCGACACTCGACCAAATCGCGGTTTGCAAAGACGATAAAACCCATCGCCACGATGCTTGGCGCGAGCATCGACAGAGCCAGATAAAACGCTCTCACGATTGCTGTAGGTGATCGATGTAGCCGCCGACCACGCACTCGATATATTCCTGGTATTGCTCGACTGATAGCGTCACCAGATCGGTGATGCCGATCGAGTCCAAATATTCGCCGCCGGCATTGCCGCCGGCCACCAGGGCCGCTTGTTCGTCATGTGTTTTGTCAATCATTTTCATATGCTCCATTGAACAGTAATGCCGATCTGGGCCAGCAAGGCCGGCGAGCCTGGGGCTGTAGCCAAAGCCCCTCGCCGCTCGATGGCAGATCGCGCAAATCATCTATTGAAAAGTCGCCGCAGCGCGTAACTGCGAACCGCGGACAGGAAGAAATAGCTGGCCGTGATCCAGGTCGCTTGGATCGGGTCGGGCTCGATGCCAAAGATCGGCAGCCCCCAGAACGTGAACGTCCAGCTAATTGCCAAACCCAAAAAAGCGTTTGCCAAACTCTCGGCGGCGCTCGAACGCTTCGTCTGTCTTGGTTTTGGTAGGTAAACTGGCCTTGGAAACGTCGTCATAATATTCCCTTCCACATGCGCCACAGCGACCATCCACCAGGCGCGTTTCTTCA